TTAAAAATTCTAAACCCGTTACACAAGCCATCAACATTTTTCCTTGAAATTTTACAGAATTTGATTTCTCTTTTTCTGCAATTATTGTTTCATATTCACCCATCATTTCTTGTAAATCTGAATCCATGTTATAACGTTTACTTAAAGATACCCCTTTCTTTTCTAATTCTTCTAATTTTCTTAAATATTTGAATTTTTCTTTTAATTCTTCTTCTTTTGTTAATTCTGGTTTCTTTTCAACTTTATCTAAATTTACAGGTACATTATTAAATTTTCCAAATCCATCCCATGTTTTATTTTCATTCATATTTGATGTTGATTTTCCTAAATCTGGTTGTTTTGCATTATCATTTTGAAATACTTGTTTTATATTATCTCCATCTCTTTTATCATTACCAAATATACCTCCAAATATATTTTTTGTATTTTCTGATTTTCTTTCAGGTACTTTTACGTCATCTATACTTTCTGCTAAATCATTTAGTTCATCTTCTAATTTTGTTATATCATTTATTTCTACATTAGAGCTTGATTTTTTTTCTGTTTTTTTATCATTCATTAATAATTCAATTCCACTACCAAAATTTACGGAAGGTCTTGGTTCTGTTTCGCTTACATCTAATTTTAAATCTGGTTCTTGTAATTCATCTAATTCAATTGTATCTGGTATTATTTCTATTACGTCCATTTATTATGTTTTAATTAGAAGTTAAATTTTTAAGTAATACGAAAAATAAATATATTTATATTTAATAATATATTTATTTAATTATTTTTTTGCAGATTTATGTGCTTTTTTATTTAGCTTTTTATTTCTATATTTTCTTCTTGTTCTTCCTCCTTCGAAACCTGCTTGTGCTTCACTTAATCCAGAATCCTTTTTCATTGGTTCTTTCATTGCTGTTGCGGATTGTTGTGGAACATTGGTAGGAGCTGTATCATCTTCTGATACCGATTGATCATCTTCATAAACTTTCTTAGGATTAGTAAAATCTTTATCAAGTGAGGCTGCAAGGGCTGGTTGATTGTCTTCTTCAGCTTGCGCGGTCGCCTTGTCAAAAGTATCATTTGGTAATTCATCTTTAGACTTATATTCTTTTTTTAATCGTATTGCAGTTTCTGCATTAGGAAAAAAATATCTATATGGTCCTATAAATCTTACTGATCTTGGGTCTACATCTTTATGTTCATATTCTTCTTCAATAATTGAAAAATCACTCATTTTTATCAAATGTTTTCCCCCTAATATACTATTTTGTTTATCAAAATAATAATCTACAAGCATTTGCTGTCCAGATTTATAATATGCTTCTGGCATAACTTTAATGTCATATTTTTGTTTATTTAAATTTGTATCTAAAGTTTTTATATTTTCATTAAATTCTTCTACTTTCTCATTTGTTATATTTTTTGCTGATCTAATTTTATAATATAATTTTAAGTACTCTTGTAAATTTACAAGATAACCGGTTTCTTCTGCATCATGAATTTTTTGCAACATTTTATTTTTTACTTCTTCAAAATTAGAAACTAATCTTCTATCCATTCTTCTATGTAAATCTTTATCCTCTTTATTTTTTTTTGTTAAATTATTTCCAATTTTTCTTTTAATTTCTCTCGTAAAAGAATCATTAATTTTGTGTTTTAACTGTTGTAGTTTTTCTTTAATTTTACCTCCGTTAATATATTCTAGATCACTTTCTCCCTGTATTTTAAAAGTAATTTCTGGTGCTTTTTTAGAAAACATAGGTATTTATATTATATTAATAATATAATATAATCTAAATATTTAGTTTATTAAAAGTTGATAAATAGTATATTCCTTGTAAAAGACAATCTGCTAAATCATCTTTTTTATTATTTTTGTTAAAATATTCTAAATCTTTAATCATATTTTTTTTAACTAATAATTCTTGTGTATAATTAATACTCATTTTTTTTCTTTCGGCATAAGTTGTTTTTTTATTATCACTAAAAAGCTTTAATTTATTTGATGCTGACATAAATTCTATATTATAATTTCCACAATCTATAAAATACTGTGCTATCATACCTTGAATAGTTTTCATTCTATTTGCAATAGGACTTATTTGATTTTCTAATAATATAATATCTATAGTTTGAAGATCTATATTAGAAAAAAGATTATTAAATTCAGTTTTTAAATTTACTCCTAAATCAATTAATTTAATATCATTAGCATTTAATATATTAATAACATTAAGATAATTTTTATCTATATGTTCTTCTATTAATTTAATTAAATCGCTTTTAGATGTAGATTTATCAAATTCAATATTGTTTTCGTTAGCAATTGTTGTTATATCTTTTAAATTTTTTTTTGGTAAAATTTTAGTATTTATTGTTGGAATTTTAAAATCTGTTTTCTTTGTATGTTGTTTACAATAATAATCACTATTTTTAGAAAATTTAGCCGGCTTACTACAACAAGAACAAGAAGGTATTTTATTGCATAAATTAATTATATCCCACTTATTGATAACAAATTCTTCATTATTTTTTAATTGTTCAACTATAACATATGCTAAATTTTTTATTCCAACATCAATACTAAGAACTTTCATTAATATTAATAAATAATTTTATTTATTTATTAATATTGAAATAATATATAAATGTCAGATATTGAATAATTTATAATGTTTTAACGCACATTGAATATACAATTCTATATAAATAATACATAAAGAACATAGTTAATGAATTTAACATTAGGAAAAATCCAGTTTGTCTAGATTTTTTATCAAAACACTGGAATAATCCATTTACTACTGCTAAAACTGCAAAAAATAAAGTGAGAAGTCCTAGAACATAGTATACTGTACAATGTTCTTTTCCTAAAGGAGCCATTAAATTATCAAGTAAAGCAAAAGCCATAGTTTTATAATATTTGTTTAGATTATTTATTTTTTTTAATTTTAAAAAAATAAATAAATATTATTCTTTATTTTCTTTAGTTTCGTTACTTTCTTTACTTGGAATTATAAATTGTGGAGCATGCATTTGTGCATCTAAAGATTGTCTTGTTAAGTAAATATTTTTTAAATCACTTGTTTCATAACCATATGGTTTATCTTCTGATAAAATAGAATCAAATATATATGGTTTTGTAGTTGGTAATGTTTCACTTATTTTATTAAAGAATGGACATGTAGAACATTCATCGCAAGCACTTAATTGATTATTTTTTATAATTGTATCAGCATTATTTTGTAAATATTTTCTGTAATCTGAATTAGTTTTTATATTTGCTTCATTTTTTAGTTTATTATCTAAACTAGCGCCAGCTTCATAACTTGAATAATTTCTTGAATCATTCATTAAAGGTGGAAAATTAAAATGAATATTATTAGAACTTTTATAGCAAGTACCCCAACTCATTTAATATATAATTTTATAATATATTTTTTATTAAAAAATTATTGTAATAATTTTAGTAAATCATTTTTTTTCATTGTTTGTGCATCTTCATTACTTGTTAAATTTTTAGTTACAACTAAAGTTCTTAATTCATCTACTTTCATTCTACTATAATTTTTTTTTTCATTAGTTGTTTTATCATTATTTTCATTTGTTTCATTTGTATCATTTTCTAATGCTTCTAATTTTATAATTTTAGAATCTAAATTTAAATCTAATTGATTTAAATCAATTGGTAAATTATTTAAAAAAACATCGTTATCATTATCATTAGTTTCTTCTAAAAGTTCTTTTGGTTCTAAATTTAATATTTCTTTTTTATTATTTTCTTCATTTTCTGATTCATTACTACTATATTCTTCTCTTTCACTTTCTTCACTTTCATCTTCGTTATCACTTATATTACTATCACTGTCACTGTCACCGTCACTTACATTACTCTCATTATCTGAAACTACTATTTTATCTTCAAAATTTGTATTATCAGATGTATTTTTTACATCTTTTTGTGGAGAATTATTTGAAACTTGTTGATTTACCAATATTTGATTATTATAATTTATTATAAAATTTTGTAAAATTTTTCCATGTTCTATAATACTATTTTCTAATAAGTTTAATCTTCTATAACAATATAACATTATTGCTCCAGAAACTAGAATTAATAATCCTAAAGTTATCATAAATCCTGTGTCTATAAAATTTAATAAACCAATCATTAAATTTTATTATTATTTTTTTTAAGAGGGTTTAACGAATATATATTAAATATTTTATTATATTAAATGCAATATATATTACTTG